ATCGAAGAGAAACTGTTCGCCGGGGGCATGCTGGCCATCACCTCAGCGGGATCCCCGGGGAACCTGGCCCGGCGTGCGATTCGTTTTCTCTTCTGCGACGAGGTCGACAAATATCCGGCCACTGCCGGCGCCGAGGGGAATCCAATATCCCTGGCGCGAAAACGGCTTGCCACCTTTCGCCATCGCAAGAAGGAAATCCTGACCTGCTCGCCGACTGTCGCCGGATCGGAGATCGATCGAGCCTACGAAGCTTCGGACAAGCGCGAGTATTACATTCCGTGCCCGGCCTGCGGTCATCCACAGAGCATGATGCTGAAGTTCCGGACGCAGGTCCGGTGGGACGACAAGGCACCGACCCGGGAAGAGCAGGCGCGATCAGCGAAGTATTACTGCGAGGCCTGTGAGGCCGCCTGGGATGATGCAGCTCGATGGAAAGCTGTGGAGCACGGGGAATGGCGGGCTCAGACGCCTTTCAATGGCATAGCGGGCTTTTGGATCAGCGAACTTTATAGTCCATGGAAACAGTTATCGGAAATCGTCTTGGATTACTTGAGCAAGAAAGACAATGCCGAGGATCTCAAGACGTTCATCAACACCTCGCTTGCGGAGAACTGGGTTGAGAAGGGCGAGGCGCCCGAGTGGGAAATTCTGCTGGCCAGGCGCGAGGGCTACGACATCGGGACGATTCCATTGGGCGGCCTATTCCTGACGGCAGGCGTCGATGTACAGCGCGATCGGCTCGAGGTGGAGGTGGTGGGTTGGGGACGCAATCGAGAATCATGGTCGATCGATTACCAAATTTTAGAGGGGAAGACATCCGAGTCTGCAGTCTGGCAGAAGTTGGAAGCCTTCCGGTCTGGGACATATCCGACTGCCAGTGGTGCGGAGCTCCCCCTTGCGCGTATGTTCGTCGATTCGGGAGACGGCACGACGACGAACGATGTCTACAATTGGGTTCGGACTCAGCCCGCGGGCCAGGTCATCGCGATCAAGGGCACGGAGAAAGGAATCCTGCCAGTGAGTCAACCATCATCCGTGGATGTCACGGTGAGCGGGCACAAGATCAAGGCGGGGCTCAAAATCCGGACGATCAACGTGGCATTCTTCAAGGCGGAACTGTATGCCGACCTGAAGAAGCGGCCGCCGACCGAAGAGGAAAGATCCGAGGGATGGACCTACCCGCCGGGATATTGTCACTTCCCGAGCGGGCAGAATTACGGAGACGAGCACTTCAAACAGCTCTGCGCGGAGCAATTAATCTCCCATATCAATCGGCGAACGCATCGCGCCAAGACAGAGTGGCAGCAGACGAGAGCGAGGAATGAATGTCTGGATTGCCGAGTATACGCGCGCGCAGCTGCCTGGGATCGAGGGCTGGATCGCATGCAAGGTAAGCATTGGGCGTTTCTTGAGCAACAACTAGGGGTCGCGGCGGCCAAACAACAGCCCGCACAAGCCCCAGATCCAGAAGAAAAGGCGACACCGGGTTTGACGATGGATCATATACGCAACCAATCCTTTCTCGGCGAGAGATCGCGGAACTGGTTTAACCGATAATGGCCTTCACATCCGCAGACCTCATGGTAATCGAAAAAGCGATCGCATCCGGAGTGCTCCGCGTCAAATTCTCCGACCGCGAGGTTCAGTACCAGTCACTTTCCGAACTCTTCAAGGCCCGAGACGCTATTAAGAATTCCCTCACCGGATCGACCACCGGCGTCACACGCGCTACTTACGCGAGTTTCACCAAGGACTAAATGAACTGGCTCGATAGAGCAATCACATGGGTGTCGCCACAGGCGGGACTCAAGCGGACTCGTGCGCGCTCTCTTGCCGAAGCCGTGCTCTCCTATGAGGGTGTGCGCTCTGCGCGGCGCCAGGGTGGCTGGAACACGTCCGGTTCCTCGGGTAATGCGGAGATCGGAACCGCAAATTACAAGCTCCGCGCCAACGCACGCGACCTCTGCCGGAACAACGCCTATGGTCGCAAAGCAAAACGCGAATGGGCCAAGCGGGTCGTGGGATACGGCATCAAACCGCGGCCCGACACGGGAAATAAGGTGGTCAATGAGAAGATCCAAGGCCTGTGGGATCAATGGGCCGAGCAGTGCTGCTCCGATCGCCGACTCAATTTCTATGCGGCTGAAAAGCTGATCGTTTCGAGTTGCTATGAATCGGGCGAGGTGCTGGTGCGTCTCTGGGATCGCCTTTCGACCGATGGATTGGTTGTACCGCTACAGATACAGCCTCTCGAGGCCGACTACATCGACGACTCCAAGACGATGCAGATGACCTCCGGCTGGATAATTCAGGGTGTCCAGTTCGATCCGATCGGGCGCATTACGGGATATTGGCTATTTGGAAATCACCCGGGAGAAGTCACACAGACCAACTTTCGAGGCGCGTTCACGAGCAAGTTCATCCCAGCCGAATATATCCTGCACCATGCCGAAATCGACCGGCCCGGGGACGTGCGCGCCGTGACCCGTTTTGCCGCGGTAATCGCCAAGTTGCGCGACATAGATGAGTATGCAGATGCAAAACTCTTGCGTAGCAAAATTGAGGCCTGTCTCGCTGGTCTGGTTACACAGTCGGAAGGAACTGAAGGCCCCAGTCTCGGAGGTATCGTTGTCGATGCTGACGGTAAAAAGATCGAAGAATTTAGGCCGGGCATGTTTGTTTATGGCGCTCCCGGCACAGATGTAAAATTCCTTGATCCGACTCCCTCAAGCGATTACGCAGCCTATAAGAAAACCGAGTTGCGGGAGGTTTCCGCAGGCCTGGAAATTCCCTATGTCGTGCTCGACGACAATCTGGAGGCCGTGAACTACTCGAGCTATCGCGGCGGCCTGCTCGCCTTCCGGGATGCGATCGAGGAGTACCGCTGGAACTGGCTGATTCCCCAGGTGCTCAATCCAATCTGGCGCCGGTTCATCGACAAGGTATGGACGATGGGCACGATTCCCGAACGAAACTACAGCGTGAAATGGGATCCGCCGCCCTTTGATTTGCTGGACCGCGCGGCCGAGGCGGAGGCAGATCGACTTGAGCTTCAAATCGGGAAGAAAACCTATCCGCAACTCATCGGCGAACAGGGCAACGACGCGGAGACGCAGATTAAGGAGATCACGACCTGGAAACCTCGCCTCGAAGCCGCGGGTGTGTCCTTTGCCAAGAGTACAACCGAATCAGCGCAAGGAGGAAACAATGCCGCTCCCAACCCCCAACAAGGATGAAAAGGAAAGCGATTTCGTCAGTCGCTGCATGGGAAATAAAACGATGAACGATGACTACCCGGACGAGAAACAAAGGGCGGCGGTCTGTTACAGCCAGTGGAACAAAAAGGAAACGAGCAAACATCCGATCACTCCTGAGATGTTGAGCGGTCGGGAATTTCTCTCCGGCATGCAGATCAGTTCCATAAACGCCGAGAACCGCACCGTCGATATAGTCTTTTTCACCGGCGTCGACATCCCGAGAATGGACTTCTGGACCGGCGACAAATACACGTTGCGTTTCGATCCGGCCGGAGCCGACCTCTCGCTCCTGAACAATGGCGCGCCTGTCCTGGATAATCATTCCGTTTGGGATGGGAGCGCATCGCAGAAAGGCAAGGTCGAGAAAGCCTGGCGTGATGATGGAAAATGGAAGGCGACGCTGCGATTTTCCAAGCGTAAAAGCGTGGACGAATTGTGGAGTGACGTAGAGGATCGCATTGTTACCAAATTCTCCATGGGTGTGGAACTTCTCGAAACCGAAAAGCTCCGCGAAAAAGACCAGGAGATCAAACTTGCCAAGAAATGGCGTCCGTTCGAGCTGAGCATCGCGCCCATCCCGGCGGACTTCGGGACAACGACTTTGGCCGCAGAAGAGCGCGGTAGTGCAGCAGTACAACAACGGGCTAGTGCCCACATGGAGGAAGTGAACATGCCTGACAAAGAAAAAGATACGGGCACGACTGAAACCCGTGCCGATGTCAGTGCTCTGTCCATAATCGAAGAGCAGAAGAAAGCCGCACAGGAAGCTGGAGCCCTCGCGGAACTGAGCCGCGGGCTTCAGATTCTTGAAATCTCGAAGGTCCTGAATCTGTCTGCCGAATTTGCCGAGAAGCACATCAAGGAACAAACCAACCTCGACACTTTCCGGAAACTTGCTCTTGATGAGCAGGTCAGAAGGATAACGGGAGGCCTCGGAAAAGAACTGCCCAACGACACATCCCGGCCTGTCGTAAGGCTGATTTCTGACGAGCAGGATACCCGGCGCGAATTGATGGGCGCCGCCATTTTCGGGATGATGAATCCCAAGGAACGGAAGGAAGATAGGCACAATCCGTTTCTCAATCTGAGCATCAAGCAGATCGCGGAAGAGTCCGTCCGCCTGCAAACGCGCGTCCGCGGTCCGATCCCGATGCAGAACGTGGCCACCATGGCCATGCAGACCACGGCGGACTTCGCCAGCGTGCTCGAGGTCACATCGCGCAAGCAACTGCTGGCGATGTACGCGTACGCCAATCCCAGCTACAAGGCGTGGACGAAACGATCCACCACGCCGGACTTCAAGACCATGACTCGCGTACGGCTTTCGGAGACTCCGGAGTTCTTGAAGGTTCCGGAAGGTGCGGCGATCACGATCGGGCTCATGAGCGATAGCAAGGAAAGCTATTCGCTGGCCACCTATGGACGCGGGATCAGCTTTACTCGGCAAATGCTGATCAACGACGACCTCAGCGCGTTCAACGATCTCATCGGCCAATTCGGCGTACAGGCTGCCCGGCTTGAGAACAAGACCGTCTATTCCATCCTGAATACAAACGCGGCGATGGCGGACAACATCGCCTTGTTCTACGGCACCCACTATAATCTCGGGACCGGAGTCCTCGGCAACACAGCCTTCGATGCCGCCTTTGGCGCGATGGCAATCCAAAAGGGAATTGACGGTAAGAGCGTGCTGAATCTCGTCCCGAAGCACCTGATCGTTCCCAAGGCAAAGGAATCCACGGCACGCAGTGTGACCATGCTCGTCGGGCCGAACGTAAAGGCAGCTGACCAGAACTGGTTCGCCAATCGACTGGAGGTCGTCGCGGACGCGGAATTGGACGGCACCAGCACGACTGTCTGGTATCTCGCGTGCGATCCCAGCTTCGCCCCCGGTATCGAGTACTGCCACTTGGAGGGCGCGGAAGGCCCGCAGTTCATCCGCAAGGACAATGAACAGGGCGTTCTCGGAATCCAGTTCTACGGTTATCTCGACTTTGCTGCAAAGGCGGTCGACTGGCGGTCACTGTACAAATCTTCCGGCGCATAATCCGGATAACCTCAACCATTTCGGAATTCAACTGAAAGCCCTGGGCAACCGGGGCTTTTCAATTTAGGAGAAGAAAACAATGACAGCAACAGGAACCGGATATCTTATTCCCAGGCCGCCCCTTGTCGCGCCGGACGCCGCCGTCAGTGCTCAGGCTACGACTGCATCGCTGGTGATCGCCGATTACGGCAAGAACATTACCAACACGGGTGCGAGCGGAACCATCGTCTTGACCCTGTTGGCGGCTGCAGACGCCGCTGGGAAATCGCTTCGCATTCAGATCACGAATGCGAATATCGTCCAGCTACTTCCGGCGACCGGAGAGGCCATTTGCCTGGGCGGCAGTGTGGTCGTGACGAAGTACCTGAACATTGCCGCAGTGATCGGCAACTTCTGCGACCTCTACTGCGACGGCGAGCGGTATCACGTCATCAACTATAGCGGCGTGGTGACGAAGCAAGGATAGCGCGCTGATCTAAAAAGGAGATGATGAAATGACCGCAACTGGAACAGGCTTTTTTATACCGGAACCGCCGATTCTGCCCGCGGATGCCGCAGTGCTGAACAAGACCGCGGATTACACCCTCGTGGTTGCTGATCTTTTGAAGATCATCACAAACACGGGCGATGTCAACGCGTTGGTTCTGACTTTGCCGGCAGCTGCAGACGCTGCAGGAATGACCTTGCATGTTCAACTCACGGCGGCACAAACAGTCGAACTTCTTCCCGTAACAGGTGAGAAGATCTTTCTCGGAGGTGACGGTGAGGCTTCAAAATATCTTCTGATCGCCGCAGTGATTGGTAACTACGCCAAAGTCTACTCCGACGGCGTGAGCTGGCTGGTGTTCGATTACAACGGCGTCGTGACGAAGGAAGCGTAACGGCGGTATTGAATTCACTTGTATTGAGAGGGCGGTCATTCGGCCGCCCTTTTCATTTGAAGGAGATAATCTGATGCGCCGTCTATTTTCGATTTGTGCAGTCCTGATTTTCTTGGTGCTTCCGGCTCTCGCCCAAGGCACGGCGACGGCAACCCGTACTTCATTCCCCGATCAGACCGGACAGACAACCGTCCATATTGTCACCTTCGCTTGGAGCGGGGTAAATGCCACGGGTTCGACAAGCACAATAGTTACCACTCCGATCCTGGGATGGTATCTCACCCGCGCCGAGACAATTCCGGTCGGCGATCCGACACCCCTCTACAATATTGCGATTAACACGGCCTCGGGTGCTGATTTGATGGGCGGAAATCTGCAAATTCGGAGTCAAACTCTGGCCGAGATTGCCTTCCCACCGACGACATCCCCGGTAGTCGACAGCGCAATTAGCCTCGTGATCACGGATCAAAATAATGCTTCGGCAAGCGGCACGGTGAAACTGTATTTCGGGCGCGTTCCCTCATCTGGCACTGCCTCACTGACCGGGACTGTTACGATCGGCAACCTCAGAGACGACGAAACTGCTGACACTCCGGCGGGCAACACGGGCGTGCCGCTAGCCGCTTACTATGCGCTAGCGACGAATTCTCCTGTGCATGTCGGAGATTCTGTAAGGATTAAGGGGGAAGCGGATGGGTCTCTGCTTGTAAGAAGCTCTTGCCCCTTTGGGGATGCCTGGGAGTACTACGCGGTAACTGTTGATAACAGCGAAGTCACGATCAAAGCGGGCGAGGTGGGATACTACCTCTACATAACTCAGTGGTCGGTACAGAACAGCAGCGCCACAGTCCCATCCACGTGGACCTTTAAGGAAGCTACCGGGGGCACGGCGCGGGATGGTTGTTATGCAGGCGTCTCGGGTGGCGGTATGTCCAAGGGCAATGGAGGAGCGGCTGTTGCCAGCACGCAGACTTCAGGGAATGGTTTCTTTGGCGTTGCCGGTACAACCAATGCGAGCCTGCTAGTTCACGCTCGCGGGTGCAGGACTCAAATAAAGCCGGTATATTGAGGTTAAGTTAACATGAAAAGAGTTCTCGTATTTGTCTTCTTCGTTTTCCTGGCGGTGCCGTGCTTCGGGGCGTGGACTGTGCGTTATGTAGTTCCTGGCGGGGCTGGAGCAAAAGACGGGACCACTGAGGCAAAGGCATGGGACATCACTGACGCATTGACCTACTGTGCAGCAAACACCTGTGCCGATTTCCAGATAAATGTCAAGGCTGGACTTTATACTCTGGCTGCTGATCTGACGTTTGGCGGTTATGCGGCCACCGTACCGAGCACGACGGCTCCAATTTGGTGGAGGGGATATAAGACCACCATTGGTGATCTTGACGACATAGTGACCTTGACACGGGTTCAGCAAACGGATTTACCTCGTATCTACGCAGACACTGTTAGCGACCAAGTGATTATCAGTGGAGTGCACCAGACTTTCACTGGTATTGCGTTCAGCGGAGTAACCACAGACGCTGACGGTCTTCTCTCCATTACTGGAGGGAACATTCGGTTTGTTGGTTGCCAGCTCGAAAATACGCAGGCGAATTCCGCCTCGAATGTCTTTCGTGCGAAAACTGCGGGACCTGTGAACTTCTACTATTGTCGAATTAAGGCAACCACTACAGCGGCGATCAACGCTAGGATGGATATTACAGGAGCAATGGATCATTGTTGGATCACAGGCGGGATCATAGGTCTCCAACTCGGTGCGTACAGTACGCTCTCACATTGTGTCTTGGATGGATATACGACAACCGGAATATCCTGCGCTGCTGCTGCTGGCCTGTTCACAATAGACTTTTGTAATTTTTACGGGACCACTTCAACAGCCATCAGCATTGGGACCGTCCCAACGACCGGGCATGTCTCTATAACAAACTGTCTCTTTTCTGGCCTCACCGGAGCTGGAACTGCCATGACAACCGCGATCTCAGCGGCTTCTGCTACAAATGGAGTCACAGCTTGGAGCAACCAATTTTGGAATGTAACAACTAGACAGATCAACCTGGCCGAGAATGCTGACGTGAGTGATATGTCGGCCGCTATGAAGATTTCTAGCGCATCCGCCTTTCCTTGGACGACGGGCGGCAGCGACTATAATTTGGTTGCTGGCGCGTCCGCGCGCAATACAGCGGCCCCACTTGCACTCCCTTTCATGTCTACTGATGCAGGAGGGTCGCCCGGCACCGGCTATTCTGACATTGGGGCGCTTAGGCACGTTGATCCATCCTCAACGGGAGGGGCCAACTTCATAAGTTCGCTTATGTGGTTCGCACCTATACCGTTTGCTGCACTGATTGTTTTCAGAAAGAGGCGATAGCATGAAGCGTCTAATTTCAACCCTGCTGATCGTTTTCACGGGTCTGCTCGCGTATTGTTACGCCCAGACTCCGACCTATGAAGGGTTGACTGAACTTATCAGCAGGAGTTCAAGGTCGGCTTCGTGGGTTTACTCATACTTTGAGGACCCCACAACGAAGCGTTGGCAACCTGAGTCTGTGATGTACACGGCAGTTGACGGGGCACTGACGCCTTATGGAGCCACCGGCGCTCCTATTGTCGGTGGATCTGTTGGCGCGGAAGTTTGGCGGGTGGCTGGAGTTCCAAACTATCACAGTACGCAGACCGGCTTATCCCATTCTTTCTTCTCAGGGGATGGGCGCTGGGTGGCTTTCTGGACAACCAGGCCAACATCATTCTGGACTCCGGATACCAATAGTCCAGCGTGTTGGTTCCTCGCTTCGACTGACGGGGCATTCGTTCTGCCGTTCCGTGGCGCTACCATATCCAGTGGAAGCACTAGCCCCATTGCAGGCCCTCCCCAGAGACTTGCCAAGAATGGAATAACTAAGTACATAGAGTGGAATCCCCAGCAACCCGCAGAGTTCTGGATGCCTGGATATAACAAGGTCAGGGTTGGTCTCGCCGCGTCAAAGGCGTATTACATCTATCGTTGTGTCGTTGCCAGCGACGGGATCATTACGGGAGGAAAAGACGGCACCGATGAAGGGACGAATATCATTGATACTTCTGGTACAGATGCTTTTGGCGGAGTAGGGAACACCAACCAGAAGTACATTGAGAAGGGGATGTCCGGAGACGGGTTAAAACTGCTGGTTTATGACGGAGTGCAAAGCCCGTTCAAAATGATCCCCTGCACCATCACCGGCTCGACTGCGGTTGCTGACCATAAGCCTGGATGGTCGATATACAGGAGCCAGGGAAGCGGGTACGACCAGTCGGCGGCGTACACGAAATTCCATGGGGATGCTATATGGGCGCGTGGAAACTCCACCACCGGATATCTCTTGTTTCTTCAGCCAGGAAGTCCAATCGACGCCCTTTGGAGATGTGGAGTGCTTGGAGGGTCGGGCTTTGGCGGCACCGACACCGATTATGGCCCTCTGCGAGTTGCGGGCCACGATGAGGATGCGGCAAGTGAGGTGATGATAGTTGGGGTAAATTCCGGAACTCCCCCGTCATGGACGAAAAACTATCAGATGGCTCACGCGTCGTTGGATCAGTGGGGAAGATGCTTTGTTTCGTGGGCAAACCAGCTGAGTCCGTTTAAGACTATGTATGGTTGCTTCGACATCATAGCTCAGAAGACTCCTGCCACTGCGACGACATTCCCAGGCGGGGCGGATACTGCGTTGATAGGTTCCGGAACCAACTATAACGACTATTCCGCCTTCTCGGACTATGCTGCCATGACAGGCGGGTGGTCTGGAGACAGCAATCTTCGGCTCGCCATCTTCAAGGTGAATGGAGCCTACGGTGTTGCTAATATTAAACAGATCATGCGGATCTACAAGAAATTTCACGCAGATGAGACCGATCCGCATTCCGGCCAATCTAAAGATGGCACAAAGATCCACTTCCCGTCAGACTTTCTGAACGCTTCCGGTAAGGCGGATTTCTACTACGCCGTTGCTTACTATCCTTATCCTGGTCAGATCACGACGGCGGCGGCAGTAGCGGGCGGCGTGAGGCTCACGATTGCCCCGAAGAGCTACACAACTCGCGGCTGGCCCGCTGAAGGCGGAACTCCTCCGGAACCCAAGGAGATTAAACAATTTCATGTCTGGAAATCTCCCAATGGGACCGACACGTGGACGGAAACTGCGGAGACGGCGGCAACTCCTGTTCCCTTTGCCACACGAACTGTGGATGTGGCGCAGTCGAACTCCACAACGGCTTACTACGCTCTTACTTCTGAAGAATACTCGCACCTTGAATCTCGTAGGTTGGGAAATGTTCGGAAGATCACACTCGACGGAAGTGGCAATATATCGAATGGTGGCGGAGCCGGGGAGGAAACGACCGCATATCCGGCGAGCCCCGGAGATATCAGTCCGTTCTTTACGACTGCTTCAAGCAACGTTAGTGGCCTGACAGTAACGGGAGTGGGCGTTCTTCCGGCGGGCCATCACCAATTAGCCTGGACGGAACCTTCCGGAAGCAAAGTTCGGCACTACAACATCTACTACTCGAACGCTTCTGATCCCGCCGCAACACAGGCCAACCGAATTGCCAGCGTTCCGGTGGGCACAAGCACATGGCGCGATGGGAACGCTGTTCAAGTCCCAGATACATATCACTATCGTGTGACAACGGTGGATCGGCAAGGCAATGAATCCGCCGGGGTAACGGGTTCGGAAACCGTCCCAGAAGATACGACTCCGCCTGCGATCATCATTAGCGTTCCTGCAGATAACCCCCACAATAATGGGACATCACCCACGTTCCTCATTTCCGGGACCGCTTCCGACAACGTCGGAGTGTCTTATATCAGTTGGAGTAACAGTCTCGGGGGGTCCGGCACGGCAGACGGAACAACGGATTGGAGCGCAGCTATAACCCTGATAAACGGGACGAACATAATCACAATGACCGCTCATGACGCGGCATTGAATACCGCGTCGGCTCCGAAAACAGTGATATACACGAGTCCATACACGGGCGGGACGACCAGCCGGATGCGCATAAGGACGATACCATAAATGAGCTTTGAGAATCTGATCGATGGCGTGAACAAATCCTGTCTTGACACCTTCGGGCAGACCTTTATCTTTACGCAGGCCGCGACGGAAGAAGAGCCTAACCCGACACCGCAAACGATCACCGGCATTTTGGAATCTGGCTTTGAGCCCGAGGACAGACCCCCGGGCGACGGCAGCACCTATGCCCGGCTCTGGATGAATGCAGCGGATCTTACTACCCCTGCGGAAAAGGGCGACGAGGTCTCAAGCGCGACGTTTGTTTACAAAATCGTGCGCATGGAAGAGGACGCGGGCGGCGGCCTGTGGCTGATGTTGCGCCAGGATCGGGCGGTGAGCTGATGAACACCTATGAATTTATCTTCACCGACGGTACGAAGCTTAGGGGTCAGGGAGAGGATCCAGCGACGGCCTTGCTCGATGCTCAGCATAAGGCAGGATTTCAAGCGTTAGACAATTTCATAGTATCGATCGAAAAGGTGAAATCCGAGTAATGGCAAGTGTTCGCATCTGGCAGAAGAAGCAACTGCGATTGGACACGCTGACGTTCAAGCAGCGCGACATGGTGACGATCGGATCGGCGGGCCTGCTCACTGTATTTAAGCGCCTAGCGTCCGCTCAGGGGCCAAATGACGGCCCAGCCATGCCGCTGAAAAAGCGCTATGCGATGTACAAGAGCCGCATGCGCAAGGGCAACCGCCGCAACCTGTTCTTCACTGGGCAGATGCTCGGGAGCCTCAAGCTACGAACGGTGACTGATAATCGGGCCTATTCCGCCCCGGACGCGAAGATGAGGACTGAAAACAGGGAAGCACGCAAGCGGGCCAAGAAGGGCGGCGGGGCAATGCCGAAGAGGTTCACAAATCGCGATGTCGGCCTGGCCAACCAGAAGCGCGAGCCCTGGCTTGTCTTCTCTCCCATCAACCGCCAGGCTGTGATTGCCAAGGCCAGAGAGATTCTGCTGGCCGTAAAAAATAAACTGATCATCACCAAGTAAAGGACCCCCATGAAACGCACACTTTTAGCACTCTGGATGCTGTTGGCCGTTTCGGCATTCGCAGGCAACGTCCGTCTTGCATGGGACGCAAATCTACAGACGATTGACGGATACAAGATCTACTACAAGCTCCAGGGCGAGACTTCATGGCGGCCTGTTATTACAGTTCCAACGGGTACGACCACCTATACCATCACCGGCCTTGATCCAGGAATGTGGGTATTCGAGATCACCGCCTATAAGGGCGCGGTTGAGTCTGCTCATTCGTACAGCATCACAGGTCAGGTGGTCCTGAATTTCCCCGGTGGGTTTCGAGTAGCACAGGAGCAGTAAGTGAATATCACTCTTAAAATCCTCGGCACCTGTGCAAGCGGTGGTCACATCACCGTTGAGGCTACGATTGACGGCGGTGCGAAGAAAACCATGACCATCATGCGCTCGCAGCTTGTGAATCCGCTGGCCGATGTGGAGGTCGAGGACGCATTGGCAATCATCCTGCGAAATCATATAAAGGAGCAGGGATTGAGCACACCTTTGCAGATCAAGAATTACGTCGAGGGGCACACTTTCAAGTGGTGATCGGATGATTAGCGGCGTAGGAAATGCGATTGTGTTGGGTGGCGCCATAGGACGTTGGGGCGCTGCGCAAGCTGTGAATTACAACTCCACCATGATCGCGGATGCTAACGGTGAGATGCTGGCCATCAAGTTCACGCCTGAGGCAAATCAGCACGTCACGCACGTGGACATGTTGTTGAATTGGGTGGGTGATTTGACGGCGGGAGAATTCAAGTTGGGCATCTATGCCGACGCAGCGGACATCCCGGACACGGGAACGCCTACGTTGCTGGGCGGGCTGACTGCCGTTTTCAATGGACTGAGTACGGCGGCGGGGTGGGCTGGAGGCGGGACCAATCCTATTGAACTCACCACCCATGCGGATCTTATTGCCAATACCCCTTACTGGTTGGTGCTCGCGCGCACGGGTGGGACGAGTCTTGATGGCACGCACACGGTAGGGATGCGCGGGATTCTTTCGATAGGGTTCCCAATCAGGGGTCGACTGCATAATGGTACAAGTTGGACTGCGGTGGCGGCTTCGACAGTAAGGATGGGATTTATTGTCAAGGTTGGAACATCTTACTATGGCCTGCCGTTTGACACCGCTGGAGCTGCTTCAACAGCTGCACACATTTACGACACGAACAAGCAGGGCATCAGTTTCAAAACCGGAAATAAGATGTTTTTGCGGGGTGTCCTGATCGAACTTACCAAGACGGGCGCATCTCCCAATGACCTGATCGTTACGCCCTACATCAACACCACGGCAGGCAGCCCAGTGACGAAGGCCCAGGCGGGAATTATTACCCTGGTGCCGTTCTTTGTCTGGTTTCCGACTCCGATCGAATTGACTCCGGACGTGATCACCTACGTCATTCTGTCTCAGTCGGGCACCGATACGGCGAAGGATTACCGGCTGAATCAATTTACGATTCCTGCAAACTACATGAGTGCAGTTGCGGACGACAATTTCAGATTGGTCTACGGAACCGGAACGCCACCGACTACTGCAATGGCGAACGAGTATCCCTGCATGTGGCCTATCATCACCGACATGCTTGTGGATCTCGATCAGGCAGCGGTGGGCGGCGGTCTACTCGTTCACCCCGGTCTTAGCGGGAGGATCAACGGATGAAGCAGGAAATAAATATCGGCCAGCAGGATTATTCCGTGCTTGTCTTCATCCCCGATTCCGCCTCGACGACTGGCGCTGGCAAATCCGGTCTTGTCGCGGCGGATCTGACTTGCTCCTACACCCGCGTGGAAACAGACAATGACGTTGTGAATACCGATGTCACAGCCACACTGAACGATCTTGCCAACCTCACGGCCGCGCATGCTGATTGGGGCTTGAAGGAAGTGAGTGCAACACTTGCGAAGGGTCTTTATCGGTTGGACATTGCCGATGATGTCTTTCTCACGGGCGCATGGTCTGCGGTTGTTTACCTGTGCGTGACTACCGGACTCGCAGCGGCTTCCCCGATGGAATTTGTATTGAGAATTGCTCCCGGCGCGGCGGGTGGTGTTGCTA